TTGCTGTAGCGACACAGGATGCCTGTGCCCTCCATTGCCCATTCATTATTTGTCTAAGTGTTCCAGTAATCTCTTGATGTACCACTCACATTTAAGCAGGTCCTCTTGGGGGGTTTCGTGCTTCTTCGATGCTCTCCATAGATACTTGAATGCTGCTCCTTTGCAGTAACCTGCGAACTCTTTGCCCAGGGCAGCTTCCATTGCATCAATGCACTCCATACCACCTTCAGTCATATAGTGTGCCGGGGAGTTCACCGGGTCGTTATCCTTGCCTGGGAATGTGAAGCGGTTGAGTGCGTGGTCAGCATCTCTCAGTTTTTGCCAGTCCTCCTTAGATGCTCTGGACGTTACCCTGTCCCAATCAGCACTTGTGCTCATATTAATAGTCATATTCGTATTCTCCTGCCGCAATCCCTACACGGCATCATCCAGTTAGTTTTCTTGGGTAAACACTTGCAGTAGCTAGTGCGGTTAAGGTCTTCTTCATCACCAACCTGCAGAATGTCATAGCCAGACTTTGGCCCTTGGAACTCCTTGGGTGTTAGCTGCTTCAGGTCTCTGCCTGTCATCTTCATTCTTCGCAGCCCTCGCATCCCATAGCATCTGCCCACTCTTCAACGGTTATCCCTGAGATCAGGAACTCACGTTCTGGAGAGGTTAGGTTTGGCCACACTCTTTGGGCCAGTTCGCCATCTTCGTGCCTTTTGAGTTCTGTAAGGGTGACATCGAGGTCCATCTGATTGAGAGCCCCGGTAATAATTGATCGTTTATCTACTATCATTCTATGGCTCCCATAGCTTTAGTTGTTGTGTGTTTTGGTCCCAGTCACTCCACCTTAGTATCCGGGCGCAGCGTGATTGGGCTAATGCATCTTCCCTGGTCAACCCGGCCTTGATGTATGCCTGAGCAACCTGCTCCCAAGACGGGTGATTACCTAGGACCTTCTCGGCTTTCTTTGGGCCAGTACCAGGGAGTCCTGGATAGCCATCGGTGCTGTCTCCTTGCAGACATTGCATAAGGAACCAGTGGTCTGCTTCAGGTAGTGACACATCGATGATCTCGTCCTTCATTGGGCGGTACACAGTGCCCGGTACAGACAGTAGGTCCTTGTCATCACTCACCACCACCGTTGAATAGCCTGGTGCTGACTGGAGTATTCCCATGATGTCATCGGCCTCCAAAGTATCGACAGTGATCGAGGGCCAGTGCTCCATTGCCCAGGTAACCATGTGGGCATAGCCAACTGGTTTTCTGGTCTTCTTACGGTTGCTTTTATAGGGCTCGTACACTGTCTTTCTGAAGTTGCTACCAGTCGTAAAACATAGGGTCAAGTGCTCCCCATCTAGGCGCTTTTTGAACCCCTCTAGGCGCTCTGTAAAGGACCTCTTAGCCTTCTTAAGGTCTGCCCTAAGCGACCATATGTCTGAATCTATGTCCCAGCAGATGGTCTCCTCGGAAGCTACAGTGGCTTGGAATAAATACAGGTCAGCGTCTACCAGTATGTTTAGTTCTTTAGGACATAAGTTGTCTAATCCGTTCATCTAATTCCTCCTTAAAATCTCTGCCGTCCTCAGTAATTTCCCAGCGATTGCCCCATGAGTCTTCGTTCAGGGCAGTGGTGATAAATCCTTCTGATGCACAGATGGCAACGTGCATTGCTGACTCTCTTGCAAAGTTACTTTTAATTGTGAATGGGCTGCGCCAGGCTCTGTCTAATATGATCCAGAGCGCGACTATCTGATCTAGGTTATCCTCGAAATCTGAAGGTCCGTCAGTGGGTATCAGACCAAGTTCTTCCAAGCTTGTACTCGGCATCGATGTCGATTTCGATTTTGAGAGCAGTGCCTGCTTCTTTCGCCATTCGTCTAGTGAGATTACCGACATTGTTACCTTCCTTTTCGTTAGGGCAAGCGATCTGCACTTCGTCATGAATCCAGCCCATGATGTATGCCTTACTGCCTGCCTTGGTTAGTTCCTGGTCAATTAGCCTGACCCACTCTTTACATATAATTGCGCCTGCCGACTGAAGCAGCTGGCTAAGGCACCTGTGTTCGCTTCTAACACTCAAAGCACGGCCATCGAGGCCCTTGAGATAGCCACGTTTGTAGGCTCTTAGGAGCTCGCTCTTGAGTGATTTAAAGGCAGGTATTGATTGGTCGAATGCTTGTTTTAGGCGCTTACCATCTTTGGCTTTACCACCAACAATAGAACCTATGAGCCCATCACCTCCGCCGTATAAAACGCTGTAAATAAAAGTTTTAGCTAAATCCCGGGTAGCTAATCCAGCAGCCTTTTGATTAAAAGTGTGAATGTCACCCTCGAGAATCTGCTTGGCATATTCACCTCCGTCATCAAGGTAGTGCGCTAGGCACCTGAGCTCGATGCCAGATAGATCGGAGCCGCAGATAATCCAGCCTGGGGGTGCTGTGAATAGGTCACGGCACTCACGGCCATAGGCTGACCGCGTACTGGGTACCTGAGCTAAGTTAGGTGATCGATGGCTGGCTCTACCTGACACTGTTCCACCAGGGATAATCCGGTGCCTAAGCTTACCGTCTAAGTCGCAAAGCTTAAGCCATGCCTGGTTGCCTTCGGCTAGTGCAGCGATACGCTTCGTCAGTAGAAACATCATTGCCAATTTCTTGGCTTCTGGGTACTCGAGTTTGCTGAGTACTGCTTCGTCTACTTTGGCATCGCCGCTGGGGGTAAACTCTTTGGGCTTCCAACCATACTTTTGTGTCAGACAGTATTGGATGTGCTTACGGCTACTCGGGTTGAACTCAACTACCTTTACCTTAGTGAACGGCTCATCTTTGACATAGCCAAGCGTCTTGTTGTCTCTCTTTGGGATAAACACAGTGTTAATTTCCCAAGGGTCAAACAACACCGCCAGTTCACGTTCCAGGTCGGATCGTTTCTGAGCCAGATCGGCATAGAGTGCGCCAGCAGCGACAGTGTCAAAGGTCCACCCATTGTTGCCTATACGGTCACACACATCTGCCATTTGGTGCTCAAGATCAATAGAGCGTTGGCTGAATATCGAACCGTCTACCATGAGCTTTTTGTACAGAAGGTATGTGACTGTTACATCCTGGGTACAGTAAACGAGCATGTCATCATTCAGCTCCTCCCAGCCTCCGTCATAGTCACCCTTCATGGTGCCCATTCTCATACCCCATGACTTCAGAGAATGCCGCCCCCAGAGGTTCCTAGGCAACACCTCAGCTGCGTTTAACTTAGCGGAGTCCTCTGATATTAGGTCAGCATGGAATAGCTGAGAGAGCACTAGTGTGTCTGTGACTTTGCCTTGGTAGGTCCACTCTGGGTAAACCTTTTTAATAGCGTGAAGGTCGAATCCAATGATGTTGTGGCCAATGATCTCATCGGCTTTGGATAGCCTCTCGAGTTGACCAGGTATGTCCTCGCTGTGAAAGACCTGAGCACCTTCGTTACTCTCTGTATCCAATATCCCGATACAGTGAATGGTGTCCAACTGGTCCAAAAGGCCGTTGGTCTCCAAGTCAAATATTAGTGACATGACTGAGCTCCATCTGCATTGTGTGATCAAGTTGCGATGAACTCATAGGTGGCCAATTGGAGGTAAGTCTCCGGGTCCTAAAAAAGCCAGCCCGGTTAGGGTACTGTAGGGCATAAAGTCTGGCGTAATAAGGGCGGTGGTTATTGTTTAACTTAAAGCCTAATTCGTCATTGGTCTCGATATCCTGGTGCCACCTGATGCGCTCAAAGATGGCATAGGCAGAGTAGTTACTGCGTCCAGATTTAGCAGCAGCATTGACATACTTTTTAAACAGCTCGTAAACGTGTGGGTTGGCCTGGTGAAACTCCAGGAAGTTCTTTTCATGATTTGCCATGATAAATATCCTCTCTATTTAAAATTTAGAATCCATATCCGAAATCTCTAGTAAACGAGATTGCGATCGGTGGTACTTAAGGCGCCCGGCAAAACCTACCTGGCCTGTGAATCGGTTTTTGAGAACGACAATCTCACGAGTGTCATCACTGGGGTCCTCGGCATTGACTTGGAGGCCGATGCATTGATCAGCCAACTGCGCGATAGAGTGAGAACCTCTGAGCTGTGATAGCTCGACCTTGGCTCCTGCTTCATGGCCAATGCCCTGGGGTCTCTTTAGGTGACTAACTAAGAACAGGGTAATACCTAGCTCCTGAACCGTGGTCCTGAGTTTATGCATGATGAGGTCGATGAGTCTTCTCTCATCAGTTACCTCACCAGTAAGACCTGAGACCAGGATGCTGATGTGGTCCAAGATGATGTGCTGGCAACCAGTCGCTCGGACCATGTACTGAATCCTATTGACAACAACGTCTAGAGAGGAGCTACCAAAGTGATCCCAGAGTTCGATGTCTGTGTCTTTCAATAGATCGCCATGTGCGGCCTGTATCTCTTTTTTGGTCGCCAAATCTCCCTCTTGCACAAAGTTAGTATTCATGTGCACAGCTACGAGACCCTGAACTGTGCGCTTGTTCGTTTCTTCCAGCATCAACATCCCAACCTTCTGGCCAGACTGCTGCAGGGCATAAGCAATCTCAGTGACAAAGGTAGACTTACCCACACCACTACCAGCACAGATGGTGACTAGGGTGGCAGGGCGTATACCCTTGGTGATCTCATTTAATTTTTGAAAGGGGTAGGCGACTGTCGAAAGTTCGTCTAAATCACCAACGATATCCAACAGTGAACTGGCGCTGACAATACCTTCAGGCTTCCATTCTTTTGCTCGCCAGATTGCGTTGATGATCTCTTTCTCGAGACCTTTCTTAAGACACTCATTGGCATCTTTCTCTGGAAGGGTCGCTATCTTTACTCTGCCTACTGGTAGGGCCTCGGCACAATCAAGTGCAGCTTTCTGCCCTGCGTCATCCTGATCAAACATCAAGACTATTTCGTCGAACTCCAGTAGGTAGTCCCAGGCTTTAAGTAGTGCTTTCTTACCGCTTTGGGCGCCCAATGGCAGGCCAACAGTAGGCCACTTATTACCTTGGACCTGAGAGACTGTACATGTGTCTACCTCGCCCTCGCAGATAACGATCTTCCTGCCGCCAGTCCACAAATGCTGGCCAAATAGCTGCATGTCTTTACCGTCTCCAAGAATCTTAAAGTTCTTGTCGGCATCTCGAATCTTTTGCGCG